GCTCTGCTGGAAAAGAGATGAGTCCGAATAAAAATTCTCTTTTTCCCTCTCCTGTAATGTTTGTAGTTGTAAGGAGTGGAACGCTTGGGTAGACGGTGGTGACACAAGTGACGAACGAGAAGGTGCACATCCCGATAAGTGCCAGCATACGACGAGTGGCACGAGTAAACGCACCACCAGGCCCGCTATTGAGTGATTGTTGAAATTTAAGTGCTTGTTCATTTGCTCTACATTCCCTCGCCATTTCCATTTCATACTTTTGCTGACGTGAGTCCGTAATGGCACCGAACACGCCTTTTAGTATACTGCCCATAGCTGCCGAGCCTCCTCCGGTTAAAAATAATGTCAGTAGCTCAAACATTGTTATAGTATAATTAGTGTTACACTAAGAGTCCAACTCATTCACTTTTTTCACCAACTCATTAATCTTAGCCCTAAGAATCTCTAAGTTGTTATCATTCTGATCCCAGGTTAATGGGTCGTCCGCTGTATTCTTTCTAAGTATTATTTTCTTGTCTGCCGCAGGTAAATTATCTGCGTAGTCTGTTCCGTTAGATGCTACTTCTTCAACTGCCATGATGTATCCTTGTTGTTTCGAATAATTGTGCTGAACCTAATTTAGTAAGTTCCCCTAAGTGCATTGTTGCTTCAATGAATGTACCTTTGTAAAATCTTTGATCTTGCCTACCTATACTGAGGCTTGTGAAGGAAGGGTTGACTTGAGTGCGAGTACGAGACCCCTGCCCCGTGCTTGTCCTCACAGTCATAACGTAATTTCCATTCTGAGTGGGATCATAACCAGAAAAACACTGAGTCGCCTTATCATCTTGGTTATGGATTGTACCTAAATTACTATTAAATGAGAACCTTGTTGCTAGATCTCCAGGCTCAAATGTGATTATATCTGATGATCCCCAGATGCCTATAAGTGGCCTTGGTACATCTGGGCCATCTCCGATTGCGGTAATCGTAAAATTCTGACCTATAAAAGATGCTAAATTTGGTACATCAAAATATTCTTTTTGATCAAATGATGCCTCATATATTGATCCATCATAAGTTAACTTAGGTTGCTTAGACTGGTTAACTTGTACAGCATCCTGTACAGGCACTCCATGTTTTACTTTTTGGTCGTATATCTTAACAATAAAGACATCCTCTCCCAAGTTAGGAGTGTTACTAGGATAATCGTACTCCCCCCCGCTAGCCTGCCTATAGCGAAAGTACTCACCATCATATAGGTATCTTAATTTTCTATTAAGAGAGTAAGCAAATAATGCAGGTACTGCATCAGCAGGCAATCTCTCTGTTGAGACATCCGACTGAATACCAGAGTGGGCAACGATCATACCAAGTCCCCAATGCCATACCATGCACTCCCATCCCAATAAATAGTAGCAGCTGAAAATTGTTCACCTAGTACCGTACCTCTTGCGTTTGCTAGATTTACAAATGTCACAGTCTTGCCCGCTACGCAGTTGTTGACTGTAAACATTGTGCCAATATTTGAAGTTTGGGGAAGAGTAATTGCGACACTTGCTCCCGCGGGTTTACATTGATAAATGTATCCTGTGTTTGCATTATCAAATGTTATATCTGCTGTAACTTGGAGTATTGGGGCTTTAGTATTAGAGAAGCCCCTCATTGTGTCGCACTCAATGTCGCCTACTACGGTCAAGTCGGCACCCACATCAAGGTCACCAGGTATTGACATGTTTGTACCACCAATATTTGTAGCACCAACTTGGAGTCCGCCATCAATTACTACATCTTCATAAAATTTAGCATTATCTACATACAGATCGTAACCTTGTATGGCTGAAGGTATCCTTAATGTATTATATTCAGATATGCTTAAATCAACATAAGGTCGGAGGCGGGTTCCATTTAGTAATGTTTCCCAATACTCAGAAGTTGGATACACTAAAATGTCCGTCACCCATGGATTAAATCCATCGGTTGGATCACCGCCATCAATATTATTAAGATTGTGATCCGCACTTAGTACATGAAGAGCATACGAGGAAGGATCTGGGGCATCAGATGCCTTACCCTCAACAAAACTTATAAATTGGTTTTGCTGTCCTACTTCTGCTGCTGATACATTTGCGGAGATCATACTGCGTAAAAACCGCTTAGTGTTACATTAACATTCGTGTCAGAATAATTTAGTGCATCACTACCTAAATTTATAACCTCATACTCAGAAATATTATTTACGCTCGGGTAAACCATAGATGCATTACTTGGTATTTGCTCGTGGGAATAGTTTACCTTTTGTTGGTAAACCAATGAATCAACTACAAGGTACATATCCGACTCAACTGAAATAACGGAATCCTTCATACTATTAGTGCCAAATACTCCAGTTGCACTCTCTACCACCATAGTTCTTCCGTTTACATTTTGACCTAATAGTGATTGCGGAGATGATTGCGGAGAGTCGGCAGATAAAGTAAATGTAGCTGGCGTATTGCCACCATCAACTTTAACTTGATCGCCGGACTTATAATTAATGCCCTGATTATTTATTGTTACATCTGAAATAACTCCAGAAGTTGCCGTAAAATCTACAGTCATTCCCGTGCCTGAACCACCCGTAGTTGCAACATCGGTTCCTCCATTAGGATAACCAGTTCCCCCATCCGTTACGGGGTCTACTGCATTATTTATATCCCCAAGCTCGAATGAGTCTATACTTAGTGGAGCAAGCCCAGTTGTTCCTGATGCGTCATCTGAATAATATGTAAGTGTAGTTCCGGCCGCATTTAATACCCAGTTATTTGCCCAGTCTGATGGATTGCTACCTATTGGCACTACATCTACCGTGATTGGAGTAGCTTGCCCCTCAACCCAGCTTGATGTATCTATAGCTGTTTGTCCATTTGTGAGCTTAAAAGTAAGTCTTATCATCCCCATATTTGTTTTTGGGGTAGCGTAATCCTTTGATGCAATACTGTACTCAATCAGCCAATGGCCATTTGTTTTACGGGCGATAAAAAAGTCTTTGTATTGAGTGAGTATTGGGTCGCCTGTTACATCATCTGTATTATTTATTACACCAAATGGACCTTGCGGATATAGTCCCTGCGTAACAGCAGCAAACGGGTCATGAAACTGGCTATCATTAGTGTTACCATAACGACCTGATTGCCATGAACCTTCACCTTCATACCAAGATTGACTGTTTAATTGTGAGGTATTTAAAATGTCTGATGAACCATTCGTTCCCGGCCCAACTCTTGCAAGGATTTCTAATGGAGCATCAATCGGTGAGTAAGACGAAGAATCTCCTTGGTATATTTTAGCTTTTGGTAGCTTGGTGGAGGCATTATTTATGTTACTATTTAAGTCTTCGAAATTCGTGGATGAATTTGTCCCAGCATAGTAAGTTAGTTGACTACCATCCGTAGATAGCACCCACTGACTGTCCCAATCTGCTGGGTGTGTTCCAGAATTATATGCAACAAGTGTTACACTTGCACTGGATGACATATCTGTCTGCCCAGCAACTAATTTAAATCTTTTTGTTACAAGAGTATTACTAAGACCATTATTTGTCTGCCCAGGTGCAACATCACGATCACTTCCAACCATGAATGTAAACTGCCCATTCTGTACGGCACTTAATCCTTGAGCAAATGAATGGCTCCAGTAGTTAGAGTCATTTTGCCCCTGCAATGCAACTGCACCTAAAGTATTTCTTGTAAATAAACCATCTCCATTGTTAGGCTCAGGCCTTGATGCTCCACTAAACGCTCTTTTCATGTCGGAGCTACTTTGCCAATCATCTGTTGACCAAGTCGAGTAGTTCAACCATTCATCAGATGTAATAAAACTGCCATCTGCAGTAATATCCCCAGGATACAACCATGAGTCTAAAGTTTCAGATGCTTGAGCTCCAGAAATAGGACTCCCACTTCTGTTAACAACATGGGATTGAGGAAGTGGAATATATTCAAATGGTGAACTTATTGCAGAGTATGACCCTGCAGTTCCTTTATAAATCTGACCTTGTGTTAAAGACATAATTATTCCTTTTCTAAGAATACATCATACTCAGAGACTGATGGTCTTAGTCTGAATATAATTTTATAAGTAGTGTTTCTTTCAGTATTCGAATTATTCGCCTCAAACTTTGCGGCCGGATCCCCTGCCCCTATTCTTGACGGAGAATCCCATATTGCGACTACAGATGTATATGAATCCAAGTCGGGAGTTTTTATTCTCGCCTCGACCTCAGAATCATCAAGCATCACTTCTGTAGTTAATGGGCAATATGCTTGAGTGGTAAATCCGCCACTATAGAACCCTTCAATGTCGGCATGTTCGTTTTTAACAGAGCCCGTCCAATTTGGATTTGTCGGATCCTCAAAATTCTCAACGAGATGAGTTTCGTGCCTTCTTCGCACACCTATGATCTTGCCCGTATAGTTATTTATCCGAAAGCTTGTTGCCTTAGCAAATGGTATGATTCCATAAACCTTGTCAGATGCATTATTATTATCAGTCCACGCTGGTGTAGTCACAGCAAATGTACCAAAGCCAGTAGGCCTACTTGTAATAATAAGCCTATTGCGATCCACCCCGACATCATCCGAACTTATGAGCGGGCTATTAATATCTAAATTACTCATTTATCTTTGCCCTTTCCTTTGTACTTTAAGTATATGCTATACCCCGCATGCACTGCAGTTAATATAGCACAAATACTAGCAGCTATTAAGTGTACGCTATCCAGAGTTACAGCACCAATGGTTCCTAAGACGCTTACTGCGACCTCCCGATCCATTACGATTTTCCTTCCAAGGGATCTTCGACTTTCGCCTTACCAACAGATACTAAGGATTTAGCAGGCTTCCCCTTCTTAGACGGGGCCACCGTATCCTCCTTTTCTGCATACACTGCATGCGGATTTTTTGAGGGATCCTGTACCACCGTTCCGATTAGTTTCGACGAAACTAGTGGCTTGTTTAGCTTTTTTTTTAGCCCCTCATATTGATCCACAGTTAGCTCGGAGATATGATGTTCAGGAGCCAGCTTCATAAGAAGCTTGGCATCCTTTTCATCATACGCCCCAAATCCCCGTTTGCGAGCGCCTACTAATACTGTGTCGAAAGTTGCACCGTAATCCCTATTTGGATTTTGGAAAAGTAAATACTTCATGTTCGTACTTACTCATCCAATTAAGAGATATCCAAAACTAAATCAAAGTTCTCAACAAGAAGGTGACGGGCAGGAACATCCATCATCGTAGTCCAAGTCGTGGAACGCAAGCTGTACTCAGTTTCCTTATGAGCCATACGACATTTGTATTCGCGTTGGACATCAGGGTGAGGTTGCTTACGAGTAACACTATTGGTTCCAGCAATTCCGATCTTAATGTCGGACCAATCAATGAACCATAAGGAACGAGCAGCTTTTTGAGCTTTCGCTTGATTAGTCGCACTACCGTGAACGTCAGTGCCGGAACGAGTTCCGTCAGCGTTGTAGAGTTTGCCTCCGTCAGCAGCACCGCCTGGGAAGAACTTTCCGCTCACATTCAACAGATCGTCGAAATAAGGATCATGGAACATAGCCAACTGACATCCGACCTCTGGGAGATCGTATACAGAGTAGTTGAACAGGATAATTCCGTCATGCTTGATCTGCTGATTCAACTGCATGTTGCGCTGAATATTGGAAATACCATACTTATTCTCGTAATACTTAACCATTCTCTCATAGAAGAGATTGTAAGTAAAGCGATCGGTCATACAGTCAATAACACTAACATTAGAACCATCTTGCTCGCGATTGCGTTTCAAGTAATACAAGTCGGCCATCAAGGAACTAAGTACAAGATCACCTCCGGCATTATCCTTTACGCGATTTGACTCACGAAGAAGAGATTTAATTCCAAGAGCATTTGCTTTATACTCCAATGTGCAAGCATTGTCCTCGGGATCAGTTACTGCAGGCAACTGCATGTAAGTCTCAGGGGTTTGCTTATCGGAAAGAGCTTGGTTGTACCAAACACCTCTATTCCACTGATCTGCAGATGCTTTAGCGGCAATCTTGTTTTGCTCAGCTAAGGGCTGGTAGACCATAGATTTAAGGTAAGGGTTAACTTTACCAGACATGATCTTGGCAAGAGTTTCCTTGTAAGACTCATCAATTTGACGAGATTCACGGGTGGTTTGCAACCAGTTGACGATCAACTTAACACTAAGATCGGTTGGTTGGTTGCGGCACCATTCTTCAAAGTCATTAACATTGTTAGCAATGGTTTGAAGAACGCCAGTAGCAAGAAGGTAGTCACCTTTGCCAGTATAAGCACCCCATTGAACGGCAGTATAACCAGCGGATTCTTGACCACCAGAAATAATACCTTGACTAATATCAGCACCAACTGGACGAACTGTAACATCTGCCATGGAAATTGCATTAGTAACAGCGGCAGAGCCCAAGATTTTAAACTGAACTTCAACTGCATTGTTACCGCTATCCCATCCGTTCATGATGAGGAACCCACCAGGAAGGAAGTATCTTTCTATTCCGGTTATGGAACCAGACGCCCAGTCAGATGCACCAAGGTCAACGCGAAGTACGCGGTCGCCATCATCCGCATCAACAACTTTATAAGCTGCATCAGCTGCGCTTGTGGCCACTGCTTTAGAGTTAGCACTAACAGTGAAGTAATTCGCATTCATCACGGAACGCTGACGGCGTTGGATGTATGGAAGAATCATGGATTGCTCAGCAACATTTACCTTATTAATAAGAGGTTTAATGTTAGTGATGCTACTATTAAGAAGTGTGGTGAGGCCGCGCTCTTGAACTCCAAGCATTTGAGCTTCAGCGGAGTTTGCTATCACGCGAGCTAAATCAATCTCTTTATTACCAAGTGCTTCAAACTCATTAGGTGTTAAACCTTTAATTGACGCATTTGTAAGCGTGCATCCTGTGGAATCATCTACTTTAATGATACGGGCTACGCCAGGATTGCGGGTCAAAGGTTGACCTGCTAGAGTTGTATTTGCTGCTGCTACTGCTGGATCTGGAAGAGATGAGTTTGTTGCCATGATATTATTATTTGAATGTTAACTATAAAATTAGTGTTACATTCCAATAATAACATATGGACACCCCTGTAACGGGTTTTTGACGAAACTTTAGCTAATTTCGGGAATAATGCGTCCTAACCATTTAGAACACACATTCCTAAAATCGGTTTTTACATTCCTAAAATGTTAAGCATCGCGTTGCCCTTAGGAGTGCTTTTTTGAGCAGGTACACCGCCCGGCCTAGGAGCAGATGTCGCTCTAGGAGGTGCTTGGTTAGTAACAGGTTGCGACACCTGTTGTTGTGTCTGGGCAGCTCTGCCCTGTCTCACATATCCCGCTTGCTCAAGCCCTTTGCGATGGTTTTCAAGGTCAGCATTTACACGCTGGTGGGCTCTAGCTGCTAATAAGCCAAGAAGATCGTCATCACTCCAAGTGTAATATTCTGAACGATTTTCCGCAGGTAATTGATGATAACGCTCTCTACGCATAAAAACTTTTCCGTCTTTTTGAGTTTGGCCACCATTTATAAATGTTTCCTGCTCCTCATTCACCCAGTCTAATAGCTTTTTGTGAACTTGATTGGAAGGATCATACTGCTCGGTCCCGTTTGTAATATCAATAAAAGTATCACTTACGCTCTGCAACTGTGTGGCAACTTGATCCATTATCTGAAATTCAAACGGGTTTTCTTGAGCAATCTTCTTAAGGCCTTCCTCGGATTTGAGATCCTCATGGTACTCCTCAGGCATAATACTAGGTACAACTTGACGAACCTTCATCTTGGTTTGTTGCACCCGAGGTGCCTTCTTCATCTTCTCTAGCTCATGCTGTAACCTTTGATTCTCTGCACCGGTTCTTTCATATGCGCGCTTTTCCGCCTCAGCGATTACCATCTCGCGTTCAACTTTCTTTGCATCAGCCTGAGTAAACTTAGGTCTATTCCTGGCAATGAAAGTTTTATACTCCTCGTCATTGCGTAGGTCTACGTGTGGATCATCCTTAAGTCTTTTATCTATATAGCTCTTAGAGTTTTCAAAATACTCTTTGCACTCACTAGAAGCACCCTTGTATTCATCCATATTCTTGTCCGCAAATCGTGCAAGTTCATAGATTTCACGCTCCTCTGGTAGGAGTGTTTTCATGTACTCTTCGTCCGGATCTTCTTGTGGTTGATTAAACGCAGGGTCAACAGCGGGGGCTACTTGAGGAACATCGGGATCAATTACTTTCTTGATCTTCTTTTTTTTCGGTTGAGATTTCTCTGGTTGCTCATCCTGACTAACTGCTTCTTGTACTTCTTCAGCCACCTCCTCCGGTTCAACTTCAGGAGACTCATTTAAATCATCTAACGCCTCATTTAATGTGGATGGTTTTGATTCCGGCTCTGGTTCTATTTCTGGTGTTTGCTCAACTTCAGGTTCTTCAGCTGCCTCATATAATGCCTTAAATAAGGGACTGGCCTGCGGCGATTGCTCCGCAACTTCCTGTGTTGGTTGTTCAGTTTCAGTTTGTTCAGTTTGTTCTTCGCTCATAATTGTACTTGTTGATCAGGCGCGACCTGTGCTTTTTGTTGTGGCTGAGATTGTGGTTGGCCTGGAGTACCAGGAGCAACCTCACCTTGTGCTAAATCTTGTGGGGGTGGAGCTGACTGCTTACCCATTTGGGCGAGTTGTTGTAATGTTTGTACAACGACAGGCCATTGTTTCTTTAATTGCTCGAGGAATTGCTCATTCTCTATACTGCCCATTTCCTGCTCTTGGTCTGCTTGGTCAACCTCTAACCTAAGGTCGTGTGCTCCACTCATTCGGAATACTTCATTAAACATCTCAAACATACGCTCTTTTCCAAGAGCCTGCGCCATTCCGTCTAATTGTAACACTCCCTGCAGTAGTTGCCCAAGTACTTGTGCGGACTGAGTATCCCGAGCACGCTCGGCTCCATCCCTGCTTGTAAATAAATACTCGTGAATTAAATTCTCTGGATTACCAATGACATTTCTTTTAGTAGCTTCAATTCCAACATCCACCTCTGTTTGAAATCCTGCCTGCTCTATTGTGTCATTAGAATATCTTCCCTTGATTGGTACAACAAAATCATCTGATGAGCAGGAAACTAAGTGCTCGTAAAGAACCTTTTTCATTGCGGATCGCATACCATCTATTCCCTCGGAAACAAACGAATATATACTATTAGTAGTATTTGCTATTTCTGCTACCTCCGTTGCGGATATCTCCCGAGGAGCGGGCTGTCCCAACTCTTGCGGAGAAAGGATCAGCAGACGCTCAACGAGATTCAACAACTGGAGGATGGCCTGGATGCTTTGATTGATTCCGGCCGACATTTCTTTTTGTGCATCAACAATAGTAATAAAATCCTTATTATTGATACCTAAATCCGCGGCCTTTTGCCCCGAATAAAAAAGTGCTTTAGGTTGAGAATAAAAACTATCCTCGGCAAGTGCGTCCTTAATGTAGTCTTTTACGTCATCATCTAGGGCGTCTTGGTCTATACAAAATATCTTCATCATGCTGACCTTCATGTCATGCAGCATCTTTGTTATGATATTTGTTATCTGGTCTTGATATGGCATGATCTCATGTGCAACAGAAATATTTGCCAGTCGGTCATCATTCTCGTTAATTCCACCATAAATTGCAGGGAGAGACGGAAGATACTCAGCGTGGACCACGGTTTGATCTGCAGCGACAGTCATCTTTAACCAAACATCATGCGGGTAATCACCTAGCCCATCCCTCTTGGGGTTTACCTTCATACACATTTGCGTAAGGAACATACCCTTGTCATCGTCTTCAGCTGCATAAACTCCTATGTGCTGAGTCCTCTCGTTTTGAAATGCAAAGTTATCGCTCACCCTGGGGAACGCCATACTGTCACTGAAATAGTAATTAAAGAACTCGCTGTAAGAATCATAGACGGAAGACAGAGAGTTAGTGTAACTTATTTCATCCTCATTCCATGTATTAGGGTCATTTTTTATGTCTCCATAGCGGACAATATCCCAGTAACCTATCCACTGAGGACCCATATTGATATTAATATCGTGCAGTGGCCGAGACTGATCCCACATCAACCTAGTTGGATGTGGAGTAACAAACTTAACCCCAGCTTTTTCTGCGTAAGACTCGAGGCCTCCATCTCCAGACATGCTGTTAGATTTTCTCCACTGCACTTCTTCTGTCCATGCCGACTCCGGAAATGCAACCGAGTGGCCGTACATAAATAACTGCCTAATGATCTGCTCGAATTGATGGCGATAAGCAAACTGATCAACCATCATCTCAACCCTTTGCCCTAAAACATCTGCGCGTAACTTATCAGCTATCGCAGTGCTTCTTGGCTCATATTTAAAATATGGATATAAATTAGAGAATCTATGAACCTGGGCAGCAACCCTTCGGGTAACATATGATCTTATTAGATTAACGGACACTTCATAAAGTCTCTGGGCGTTAATCTTTTTAAGTTCGCCTTCATCATTGTAGTCGCAGAACTTATCAGCTACATCAAGACTGTCTAAGTGTTCTCCGCATTGCTCAATTGATATCTTTCCTTGTGCGTACTGTAATAACGGGATAGTTGCTTTATTTATAGGCAAAGAATCCCAAGCTAGATCAACCGACATGTATAACTTTGAGTGTTTTGCACTAAATCGTATCGCCTCATGAATCCTTGATTCTAAAAGATCCTCAAATCTTTCTCTCGTCTCGAGATCCTTGCCCTTGGTTGCTGTAAATATTTCCCTCAGTCGTGCTTGTGTGCAACCATGGTCTTTTAAAATCTCAAGATTAATCATTGTCAGTAAATTTAAAAATGTTTGGTATTGTATCGGGTGCGTATTCGCTCATGTACCTATGCTCCAATATAGTAAGAAGAAGACAAACGGGGCCTGATAACGGCTTCATGCTTTGGCACTGCATTCTGAACAGCGAACCCTTTAGGTGAAGAAGGCTTGCTAATTCTTCGTGTGTCATTCTTAAAAAAGAACAAAGGCGATTTACTCTTTGCGCGTCCCATAATTTACGGAGTCCCAATTTGGCGTAATGAGCATCAATTATTAATGATGCTGATGTAGCTTCAGGATTCTTCGTCCCCTTCAGCTTCGGGCTCTGAATCTTCTTCTTCGTCGTCGTCGTCATTTCCTATTCCAGTGATTGACACAATTGAGTCCAATGGAAGAGATGCCCTTCGTTCGGATAATTCTGATATGGTGCATTCTGATACAACTTTTACTTTGTCACCAGGCTCCATTCCTTCAAAATCGTCCAATACATCCGGGTTAGCTTTTAAGTCTATTGTAAGTATTGATTCCATAAATGTAACTTATGTTTTATTGTTACTAAAATCAAGCACCGATCTCCATTATATGTGAACTAGTGCGTCCTGTGGTTAAAGTTGGCGTGGAATTGTAAAAAATTATAGGATAAGTCATCGCATCAAAGGCGTGAACATAAACACTCCTCTTGGGTTTGAACGCAACATTAGGGTCGTAATGCTTCCCAGGCTTCTCAGATATTAAGTTTTGGAACATTTTTATTACTTTAGTGCATTGGGCGGATATTACTATCCCTTCGCTCTGTAGTGTTGCAATGGTCAACCTAACCCTAGTCTCAACTGATCCCGAAAACTTTGGAGCAGCTTTCATTCGTATGGGATCAAGCTCAAAGGATTCCGCCTTGTCTTGTGATATTTTTTCAATATCCCTGTAATCATACGATCCACTCCTTGCTCGAAATTGATTAAATGCTGAATTATCCGAGATATGCATAAATCTAAACTTATGCTCCATCTTACGATTCCAGTATGCCATCTTCCTCATAACAAGGGGAATTAATGTGGTGTATGGCAATTTCTTATCTATTGTTACAAGCTCATCAAATACAGTCCAAAGCATTTTATCTTCACCTGGTAAGCATTGCATAAAGATTATGGCATTATTGACAGAACCCGGATCCCATCCGCATATTATCGGATAATCTACATTCGGAAGTATGCCCTCTTTAGAGTCACCAAGTATGTGAAGTGTTTTATTAAAGTATGGGCCAAATATTGCATCTCCTGCCGGACGATCAATCCATTCTCCACGAACCATCCTTGCTTCTTCAATCGGATCCGTTTTAACGGCCTCCATGATACGATCATAATATCCAGGGGGTAGATTGTGTTCATTCTCCTTAATTGGAACATGATACTTTGAGTAGTCATCATTCCATACTTTTTCTCCGTCAACTTCTCGCCATGGTTCTTGAAAGAATCTTTTATACACCCAGTGACTGGGGCCATCTGGATTGCAGGCTGCGAGATATTGTTGTGGGCCGTGAATACCTTGTCGTCTACCTAACTGCTGAACTACTGCATTGAAGTAATCCTCGGTGTCCAAGTTGGTCAACTCGTCTACAAATATAATACTTGGCTCGAAACCCTTGATCCGATCCTTGATAAATGCACCATAGGGGATTGAGATAAGGACTACCCTAGACCATCCTCCGAATCTATTCTCTACATCCATGTATAGATTTTTTTGCGTATCTTGCCTCTCGGAGGTGTGGTTCAACCCAATGCCCTCCACCCAGTCAGGCAATATCTCGACTTGCAGTTTATGCCATACTCCACCGAGCGTAGCTTGCGATCTAACTCCGACAATAATTATAGCAAGTGCATTGAAGTTCTCATATAAGTGTCGAACTATTTTGTGACCACCAAGGCAAAATGTTTTGCCAGAACCACGCTCGCCATAAGCTAATATATAATTAGCAGGGTCATCAAATATCTTTTGCTGGGTGGGCGATAAACTAGGAGTCCAGGCACCTTTCTCCTCCTCTTCTGAGTTAACCGCCTTTGCGAATCTCTCAACAAGTTGCTTATGATTCAGCTTCTTCGACATCCTTAAGTTCTTTTAGTGGTCTAAATCCTGGCTTACTCTTAGTCTCACCTTTTTCTTTCTCGTTGTGAAGCTTTAGCTGGAAATCAAGTCCCTTGAGTAGTCTGTCGTAAAATTTACCTTGTTGCTCAGTTGCAAGTAAGAATAACCTAGTTTTAAGAACCCTCTCCTCTGGGTCCATTGTCTGATCCTCTAGGTCTTCCTTGAGGGATTCAGTAACTTCAAACAAACTCATGTTTTGCCTGATATTAACTTTTTGTGTTACCCTAAGAGCCTCCGCCATAAGCATACCGACAGAATCATCAAAGTTATCAAATACCTTTAATTTTTCATAATTTGGCTTACTCAGCATTGATTCAAGGTCAGACTCAAAAGCCGCTCTGCCATTATCTTCCAGTGCTTTTATAAATCTCTTATTCTTCTCCTCTGCGGGCTCTCGGTTCATAACCTGAATTTTATCCGGAATATCATCACGCGTTCCGTTCTTAATCCAGATGGGGCGTAATTTAGGGTCGGTACTTACTCTCTTTCTAATAGAGTCCTCCCTTACCCCGAAATGTTTAGCAACCTCCTTATAGTTGCCATTTGTCTCCTTCATGGCCTGTGCCAACTCCTCTGTATTTACCTTATGTGACTTAGGCATTTTCTAATAGTTTTATGAGTGGAAGAAATGTATCACCCCAATATGGTGACGCTTTCAGATAGCTAAATTTTGGTGCATTCCTTGAGTAAGCACGCACGCGATTCCTATCCTTATAATCAAAAGGATCAAAATTACACCCTTGGCAAAACATCCTAAGTTCGCCTACGGATATTTTATCCCAGTTCTTAGAGCGACTAATTGAGCGTACTCTGTCCAGGGATAATTCCGCACCAATAGCTACTTCGCGATCAGAAAGGGCGCGAATGTGCTTCCTTGATATAGGCTCCTTCGCTAGTAAGCGAATGAGTGGTGGTGGAAATTCAATCAGTATTCCCCATGGGGATCTCTTTTCTCTGCCATTGTTTGGTTCTGTCATAAACTGGTTGCATGTGCCCCCACCCATTTTGAGAGTGGTTGCAGCCGATTAGGACTCTATGTCCATCAGGTCTAGTACCCACAAGCATCCAGTTGTTAAAAAATTCGCCCATTTGCCCCTGAATCCGTTGATGTACTTCAAACGCTTCAGCTGTCACAGATGGGTTTCCCTTGATTATATTGTCCTCCATATTGTTTTTATAATTCTAAAAACCAATTAATAGCAAGTCAAGAAACACTATTTTTTTTGTTACATTAATTACGATGAGTAAAAACCTAGGGATTTACTCATTTCCGAAGTTGGCATTTAGCCTCCAAAAAACAATGGTTTTTGTAACCGCAGTTTTTTTGTTTTGTAGTGCAGCCACACTACATCCTCGCGCGCGCGCGTGTAGATAATATTAGATATATCTAAAGATATATCGTCTGCGACTACAATGATTCCTTTTTCTTTTTCTTTGGAGCGATACTGAAATACAAATCAGACTCTTCTTTATCCACACGATTATTTTTATAATTCCTGAGAAATGTCTCAGAGTGCATGTGACCCATAATATCCAATGCAGATTCAAAACCTAGATGCCAATAGCCATAACTCCCAAAAGAATGGCGAGCACCATTTGATGGGTAATTGAACCCATTAACTCCGCCACCTCCCCTCCTACCATTATTCTTCCACCCATATGCTCTTCGAGCAGCTCGTCTTCTTGCTTGCATGAAACCTGAATATGAAGGCATTACTTTTCCAGATTTAACTTTAGGCAACCACGCCCAAAGGTTTTGCGGAGGAATAATCCATCTCTCCCTACCGGTTTTTGTAAATTCCGCTCTTAAGCCAATCCGTTTCCCGTGCTGAATATGGGAGTAGTCCAGTGTGTCCATCTCTATCTCCGGGCGGATCCCAGTAAATAGCGTAATTGCCATAGCGGGTTTGTATTGCTCGGGCATTACCCCTAAAAGGGCTTTCGTTTCTTCAATGGAAAGAATCTCGGGTAATTTTTTAAAACTCTTTTCGCTCTCTCCGACACGCAGATCTTCGTTTGACTTGATGTACCAATCATTTTCAATCGCACCTAAATTCTTCTTACCGCACCATGCCATGAACATTCTTACGGCCGATCCATATCCTTGCTTGGTCTTTAATGACCACCTTTGTGAATCCAAGTAATTCTGATAATCAGATTTTGTGACCTCGGATACCTTCTTGTTCCCAACAAACTTCAAGAATCTGTTTACGCGATCCTGTGTTGTTTCATAACCCTTTTGTTTTGGCTTGAATTTATTTTTATTCTTTTTGTCGTAGGCATGTAGATATTCATCTCTTGCCACATTCAGCATTGTGTCATCACCTACGGGCTCTGTCTCTTGCTTTTGACTAAGGAACCTCAATACATCAAATTTATCTGCGTCGGGATAGTTTGTGAAATACTTTCTGTACCTCTTTTCTTTGTAGGAAATATCTAAAATATAACAATGCTTCCCGTTTGCTTTTCCTTTCTTTATCTTCGTTTTCATTTTATCGCCAAAATTATCGCCAAAATATGCAGTATAAATAGGCAATAATAGGTAAAGAACGGCAATTTAAAAGTCTACCAAAAAAAAGACCCTCCCGAAGGAAGGCCTTTATTTAAGCGGGGAACCCGCTAATTAAGAATGGCACACCCGGAGGGAGTCGAACCCCCAACCTCCTGGTCCGTAGCCAATCATTATCCCTTTCATTTACTGATCTTCACGCCACTATCGCCAATTAATCGCCAATGGTCAGCGACCGGCCCACTTCAGATCAAGGTGATTGGCACCTCCTATCGGGCTGGGTTTCAATGGTGGTGGTGGCGGAGGGGGCTTAACCCAATCTTGCTTTCCTATGTCCCAATCTAGGCCTTGATGGTGCTTTAGGTGAACCCACGCTCTTTGCCTTTGGTGAGAACTCCATTTATTTGCGTGATCACTCATTATATCAAAATCACGGTTGCCCGTTAGAAGAACTCGTTCAATTGCACTTTCGTGGGATAGTAGCCAGATCGCGAGACTGCTCATAATGAACAATACCACGAAAGCCATGATTGTAGCTATTATTGCCAACACTCGGATTTGCTTATTTTGCTTATCCACATTTTTCGCAAGGTCATGTATTTGCATGAGTTCCTTACCGTCGACTCGTATCTCACCGATCTCTCCATCAATACGAGTATTCCACTCTTTTGTGTCGTGTAGTACCGTTATTAGGGATGTTGGGGTAGGAGAGGATTTATTCATATTTCTGTGTTCCTTCTATTTATTCTTTTTATTTAAATTCCAAGCAAATCTATCAATCTGCAAGGGTTTGGTTGGCTCTGTATTTCCTTGAACGCATTGAACATAATATTCAATGGCATCCGAGACTGTAGTGGCAGTAGTCTTACCAGTCTCCAAGACAAGTTTCTGTAGTGTGTCGTATATCCTGACAGGCACTCTGCAGTTTACTGCGTGGTATTCATTATCATTTTTCATTACTATATTTGGACAAGTTAAACATTCGTACTACCATTTATTACATTTTTTAATAGGTCAAGTTTTTATTTATTTTTATCTATTTTTATCTATTCTTAACTTTTTATAACAACACATAATTTTTTTAACATTTTTTTCTTTTCTTTACATTTTAGTTAGGGTAAAACCATCCCATGAAAGTAAAGAATGGCGTAGAAATTGGCCTCATGAATAAAGGAGAGGCCGCACTAAGACTAGGGTTCAAAGGCAATACAAGTGGGTATCGCTACATTGACTACCTTGTCGAAAACAAGGTTCTCAGAGCAATTAAGCTCGAGGGAATTAAAGCCCCTAGGTTTCGTGTCGAGGATGTGGAGGCACTTAGAAATAAAGAGGAGGATTTAGGTTCTCCCGAATTTAAAACAACAAAAGGAAAATAATGAAAATTCGCGGAAAAGAATATATGGAAGTGAAAGACCGAGTTATGGTCTTTCGTAAGAATCACCCGTCATGGGCGCTCATCACTGAGATCATTGAAAACAATGAAGCAACGGGCTCCGTTATCTTTAAAGTAATCATTGAGGATGAAAACGGAAGAATTAGGGGAACGGGTCACGCACATGAATTTAAGGAAGATAAAACTTCCATGGTGAACAAAACTTCCCATTTGGAGAATTGCGAAACTTCTGCTATCGGTAGAGCTTTAGCGTCTTTGGGTATAGGTATTGAGTCATCTTACGCAACCTATGACGAAGTGAAAATCGCCATTGATAAGGGCGAGAGAGCTGAGAGGGATGGAAATTTTGATTCAGTAAAAGCCCAAGCAGTTGCTGAAAGGAAAGCAGTTAAAGAAGGCACGATTCGCCAAACGATTGATGCTCCACTTGAGGGTGGTGTTAAATCTGGCGTAAAGGTAATTGAGCCTAGTGGGAAATGGAAAGACCACATGCTCCATAAAGGGAAGTTTGAAGGCAAGACTCTTGGTGAAATCGCAAAAATTCCTGCCAAAGGAAAAGATGGTGGTGGGTTATCTTATTTAAAGTGGATGTCGGGACTTGAGATTCAAGACGACTCTCTGAGAACTGCGATTGATGCTTGCATAAAGGAATTGGATGGAAACGGAAAGCAAGGATTTGAACAAGTCGGATAAAGATAGGGGCGAAGCACCCTCAGCGTCTAAACTAGGCGCGATCTCGCTTTGTCGTGGTCATCATAATGCCAATAAGATTTTTCCGTGGTATGGTGAGCGATCTGAGGCAAACGAGGGAACCCTCCGTCACGAAATTGAGGAGAATGAAGTTCCCTTGGATGAGATAGAGGATGAAGATCGTAAAATCTGTGCCTATAATTGCCGAAGAGCAATGAGGTGGTGCAGGGAAGACCTCGGGCTAGATAATTCGGATACTACTATAGAGAGGGAAGCTAGACTTTGG